ACTCAAGCACATGCACGAACTCATCAACGATTTCTACTGATAACAGGATTCAAGTAGTGAAGAAACCCATTTCGCATCTTCTCACAGAAGCAGGCGCTCATGCTAAGAAGGCTGATCGCGTCGTTGCTCTGAAGCAGATCGATCAACCAATCATCCGCACGTTGTTGCGTTTGGCGCTTGATCCGAATATCAAGTTCGCTTTACCGGATGGTGAATCTCCATACAAACCATCCGAGTTCGATGAGCCTGGCATTCTCTATGCAGAAGTCCGTCGGTTGTACATCTTCCTCGAAGGCGGCAAGCCTGGGTTGAAGCAACATCGTCGTGAGACTCTCTGGGTGGATTTGCTTGGTGCCGTGCACAAGGATGATGCAAAGCTCCTTGACTTGATCAAAGACAAGCAACTCCCGGCTGGTCTCAAAACTGAAGTGGTACTGGCAGCATTCCCTGATCTGTTCTAAAGCTCATGACTGTTGATCAAAAGAAAGAAGGCGATCGTGCTCTCGAAAAGAAGCACCACAAACCAGAGAACAAGCGCAAAGAGAAACATCTGCGCAATGCTTTCCGGTCCAACAATCTCGCTGCACATTTAGATGATGATGAACTCGACGATCTCGGGTTCGAGGATGAAACCTGGTGAACTCCAAACCATTGTTGATGGATGCCGATGGCGTCCTACTCAACTGGAATCGTGGATTCAATTCTTGGATGAAGCAACGCGGTTTTGTTCAAGCATGTTCCAACGACTACAGCTTGAGTAAGTGTTACGACATGAGCCGAGAAGAAATCGGCAAACTGGTGCATGAATATAACTGCTCTGCTGCAGTTTCCTATTTGTTCCCGATGCCCGGAGCTGTTTTCGTAGTCAACAAGTTGCGCGAAATTGGCTATGAGCCACATTGCATCACCGCATTTGGTGGTGACATGTACTCGCAACTTCAACGTCAAAAACTCCTGTGGGATTATTTTCGCATTCGGTCTGAGAATGTGCACATCCTTCCGTTGGATGCAACGAAGCGTGATATCTTGTCGCGCTGGAAGGATTCTGGTGCGCCATGGATCGAAGACAAAGTCGAAAACTGCCTGGATGGAATTTCTCTTGGACTCAAAGGAATTCTTATTCGTGCAGACCACACCCGCGACTACATAAGTGATAAGGTCTTTGTTGCCGACACTTGGTACCAGATCCTCGAACACATCACAGGAGAAGAGAAATGCCCAATGAGTGGTTCCTTGTCTATCTGACGATCGCTACGTTGTATGGTTATGTGATGTACAAGATGGGCCAGACCAACGGCTATTTCGCTCTTGTGACGGTTCTTATTGATGCCAAGATCATCAAATCGCATGATGCGATGCAGGAACAGATCCAGAAGTATTGGGATTCGAAACAAGAAGACGAAGAAGGTTGATCAATGCCGTTCTATGATTTCAAAAACACGCAGACAGGAGAGGTCAGAGAAAATCAGATGATGTCCATTTCTGCGATGGAGCAATTCCTAGCAGAAAATCCCGACTGGGTCATCCAGATAACTGGTTCTATTCCGATCGGCGATCCTGTGAGAATGGGTATGAAGAAGCCAGATGATGGCTTCCGTGATTTATTGAAGCACATGAAGAAGCATCGCATCAACAAGGGTGGAACCATCAACACCTTCTAATTTGGATGACCTGTCTATTCCTAAGACAGGATTGGTGCTAGATGGCACAAAAACAAAAGAGAAAAGGTAACACATCCGCCAGAGGTCGTAAGCAACAGAACGCCTTCGGGATGCAACTCTCTGTAATCAAGCCGAAGACTCATGCCCAGGAACAAGTCTTCGAAGCATTCTATGAAAACAATTTGCTTCTTCATGGTTATCCTGGAACAGGTAAGACTTTCCTCGCGCTGTACCTTGCGTTGAGAGAAGTTATTGAACATGAGACATTCCGCAAGGTCGTCATCTTTCGTTCCTGCGTGCAAACACGCGACATGGGATTCATGCCTGGTACCGAAGATGAAAAGATGGCTGGATTTGAGAAGCCGTATCGCGAAGCCGTGAACGAGTTGTTCGGACGCGGAGATGCATACACTATTCTCAAATCGCATGGAGTGATCGAATTTGAAAGCACTTCGTTCTCTCGTGGTATCACGTTGAATGATTCGATCGTAATCGCTGATGAAATTGGTAACATGTCCTTCCAAGAATTGGACATGATTTCAACTAGACTTGGTGATAGCACGAAGGTGATCTTTGCTGGTGACTACCGTCAATCTGACTTGAAGAAAGCAGAGAAGGAAGGTCTACGCGATTTCATCAAGATTATCGACACGATGGGCAAGAGAATTGAGCATGTTGAGTTTCAAGCCTGTGATATTGTTCGTTCTGACTTTGTGAAAGCATACATCATCGCCAAGATTGAACTTGGTCTCTGACAACGATGGGGACTTCGGTCCCCATCTCATTGAGGTTTGTTATGAAGGAAGTGATCTATCCGCCGCTTCGCCGCAAGGGCGATGCTCTCAACTATTCTGTGTTTCTTGCCGGAACAATTGAGATGGGCAATAGCCCGAACTGGCAACAAGCATTCATCAATCGCTTCAATGATGAAGATGCTATCTCGTTTTACAATCCTCGCCGTTCGAGTGGTTTCTCCGGCGAGCAAAGTTTGCAGAATGATGACTTCGTTTCTCAAGTCAATTGGGAAATTGAGAACATCGATTCTGCTGACATCGTGATCATGTACATCACTGCGGAATCCAAGTCTCCTATCTCGTTGCTGGAATTCGGCTACTGCCTTGGCAATGACGACATCGAACACTTCATCGTGGCATGTGAGCCTGGTTTCTGGCGTCGTGGAAACATCGAGGTGATGTGCAATCGGTTTGGTATTCCGTTGTTCGATGATCTTGATGATGTCGAGTCGGTGCTTCTGAGCAAGATTGAGTACTTGAAACAAAATGAGTGAGTTCAAGTTACAGAGACCGACCTTTGACAGCTCATATGTAACTCACCAGGCTGTTGATCGTAGAAAGGAATACTCGTTCCCCAAAATTATTCAGGTGAACGGTGATGGTCCTCGTTACTACACGACAGAGGACGGCTTGAAGTTGCCGTCCATGTCTACTGTTCTATCAGTTCGTAAGGGAGACGAGCTGAAGGAATGGCGAGAAAGAGTTGGTGAGGAAGAAGTAAACCGAATCGGCAATCATGCCGTCAAACGCGGAACTCGCGTTCACTTGTTGGCAGAACACTACATCTGCCGAAACATCGAAGGCTTTCAGGAAGCCTATCGTAAAGCAATGCCTGATGCTCGTGAAAATTGGAACGGCATCAAACAGGTATTGGACACCAGACTTCAAGAGCTTCGCGCCTCTGAGTGTCAACTTTTCTCCCGCAAGCTAAGGATAGCTGGAACCACCGACTTGATCGGTGTGTTCGACAACAAAGTCTCTGTTGTTGACTTCAAGACGTCACGCAAACAAAAGAAGCGTGAGTGGATTGATTCCTATTTCATTCAGGGAGACGGCTATGGTACGATGTGGAATGAATTGACGCATCAGATGGAACCGATTGAACAAATCGTTATCATCATCGCTGTTGATGGAATGAAAGAAGCACAGGTGTTCGTAGAACCATTCGGCTCAATGATGAGCACCTTGATTGAAACAAGGAAGGCGTTTTACTCTTTGAACGGATACTGACGTACAATACGAGTTGGATGATCGTGCCTTGTTGGCACAATGAATGTGAGGTAAAGAATGGCAACACAAAAGCAGCGTGTTTTGAACTACTTGCAGTCTGGTAAGAATCTGACGAAGTACCATGCGGAGAATCGCATGCACATCGCGAATCCTCGTGAAGTGATTCGTCAGCTGCGTGAGGAAGGTCATGTGATCTACACCAATCGCAACAAAAACGCTGGCAATGCTGCCAGCTATCGCCTGGGCACTCCGACGCGTTCGATGATCAAGCGCGTTTACAATTCCACTGGAGCGCGTTATTTCAACTAAAGCCTGACGTTCGCGTAAGGCTTTTGGCGGGGTGGATATAGAAAGAATCCTGACCCCGCCTTTCCAAAGGAGGTTACTATGCGGATGACAATCCTTGTAGCAATCGCTACATTGATTCTTGGGCTGGGATCAATGTACACCACAGCGAAAGCCAGCCAATCATCTATCTTCGAATTCACCACAGTGTCGACTGTGCAAGTTCCTTATCTGGAACCTGTTACATCTTCATCTGTTGGATTCGTTCCGCTTCCTGCTGTACAAGATCAGCTCAATGAGATTGTCAAGCAGAAGGAAGTTGAGATCCGTCAGCGAGAAGTGAAGTGCCTCGCCAACAACATCTACTTTGAGGCTCGTGGTGAGTCCAAAGCTGGCAAGATTGCTGTTGGTCAGGTAACGATCAATCGCGTGAAGGCGGGAACGTTCGAAGATTCCATCTGCGGCGTCGTCCATCAACACAATTCCACTTATCGCAATCAACCAGTTGGGTGCCAGTTTGAATGGTTCTGCAATGGTTCGAAACACAAGATTGTCGATCAAGAGACCTATACAAGGATCATGGATATTGCTGAGGACCTCTATGACAATTACTACATGGGCACATCGTATCCTGATATCGTGAATGGAGCACTCTATTTCCATGAACGAACAGTCGATGTTGCTTACAGAGGTAAGAGGGTCGTCGCTCGCATCGACAACCATGTCTTCTATACCTTGGTAGCAAAATTGTGACAGAGAAGTCTTTGATTCATTGGGACTTGCGTTTCTCCCAGATGGCTAAGCTGGTTTCGACATGGTCGAAGGATCCTTCGACCAAAGTTGGTTCCGTCATAGTCAGACCCAATAAGACTGTTGCGTCTATTGGGTTCAACGGTTTTCCTCGTGGTGTTCCGGATAACCCGGAGCACTACGAGAACCGTACCATGAAGCTCGCTATCACAAAGCACGCCGAAGAGAACGCCATTCTTTTCGCGCGTGAAGAATTGGAAGGATATGTCCTCTACGTCTATCCTCTCCCACCATGCACTCATTGTGCTGGTGATATCATTCAACGCGGCATCTCGCGAGTAGTTGCCGTTGTTCCGTCAAAGTTCAAGCATCGACTGACTGATCCGATGTACTGCTTTGATCTTTCCCTACGCATGTTCGAGCAGGCTGGCGTCCAAGTGGACATCGTTCACGAAGAAGTTGACCTTTGTTCGCTGGAGTTCAAAGAGTGACTGTTGAGAAACTCGCAAAGAAATTCGACTCAGCTTCTTTCGCAAAGACGATCGAGGAATATGTCCGGTTCCGCCACCTTGGATACCTCGACGCCATCGTTCTGTTCTGCGAAGAAAACAAAATGGAAGTCGAGTCAATCGCGCCTCTCGTCAAGCGCGCTACCGCTATCAAAGAAAAGCTTGAAGCGGAATGCCGCGCCGCAAGACTAGTTGGAAGGGGTGCCGGGGCTGACCTAGCCCGGTTCCTGGGCTAAAATCAAGGGTTTACGGGAACCCTAGTGAAATCAGTGACTTACGCTCCCTTATGAATCAATGACTTACAGGTAGGCAGCTAAGTTGTTGATTTATAAGGGAATTTTCTTCTTGACTTTTTGGTTGACGGGGGTATGATATTGATCGTGGAAGGGCGGCGATGTGCTTCCCTTGCAAATGGAGCAATATCATGGCAAACGTATTCCGCGATTTCTCTCGCGAGGATTGGTACGGTTACGCTGGTGCCGAGAATTTCGCCGATGGGACGCCACCGAAGATTTCCGAGGAAATCAACGACAGCAAAGGTTGCTGGGTGATCCTGGTCGACAAGAACGGCATCCAGGTGGACTTTCTGCCGGCGTCGGTCGATGACGCTGATCAGTGGATGTCCTACACCCTGCTGGTCGAAAACAAGTCCAAGGAACTCCTCATCCGTATCGGCGAACATATCAACCCGGTGCTGGATGACCTGGAAGCTCTGGGCTTCGAGCGAATCGCGTAAAAGATTGATCGGCGGGTCTTGACCCGTCGCTCAATTCGGGCTATCCTATAGCCTCGGAAGCTGTTCCCATCAACGTGAAGAAGGCAACTACATCATGAACGCTGCAAAGACCACTGCCAAGAAGAAGGCGGTCACCGAAAGCAAGGCGGACCGCAAGGAAAAGAAGATGACCCAAGCGGTCGAGATCTACCAGAAGCTTCTGCCGAAGAAGGAGAAGCTGTCCAAGCGGGACTTCCGCGCTCTGGTGGTCGAAGAGTTCCGCAAGAAGCTGGGTCTGGAAAACTCCGGCACCATCGGCATGTACTTCAGCATCGCCGACAAGCGCGTCACCGGTCGCGACTTCAAGTCGTACAACCGTGTCGCCGAACGCAAGCCCAACCGCACGCCCGAAGAAAAGGCGGCTGCTCGTGCCGACCGTGAGCGTCAGCGTGCCGAGCGCAAGGCGCAGCGCGAACAGCTCAAGCTGGCTCGCAAGGCGGTGACGACCGGCAAGCACCCGAAGGGCGGTGTCGCAGGCGCCGATGCCATCAAGGCGCTGGCCGACGAAGCCTTCGAGAAGATCCAGAAGATCTCCAACAAGGCTCAGCACGAAGCTGAAGTCATCCGGGCAAACGCTCCCGCCGAGACCACCAAGGCGGCGCGCAAGCGTCCGGCGACGAAGAAGGCTGCTGCCAAGAAGGCGCCGGTCGCTTCCCGCAAGTCGACCACGAAGAAGGCATCCGCCAAGAAGACGGCGTAATGCCTGCTGGCTTGAGGGCTGAGGGACCAAAATCCTTCAGCCCTCTCCTTTCCCATTTCAAGAGATCTACATCATGAGCAATCACAGCTACGCTGGCTATAGCCAGGCGTCATCGCGCTTCATCGGCAAAATGTTCAACGGCATCACCGTCGTGAACGTTCTGCGCAAGAACTACTCCGGTCTCAAGAACGGTCGTGCTCGCACACACGAGTACATTGCGTTGTGCCGACTGGCTGGCGATCCGGATACCGCCGTCCGCGTCATCGAATACAACCATGTCGTCCAGGCTGCTGCCGGCAATGTTCGGCTGGACGTGAAGTATCGCGGCGCCCTGGTGCCCAATGCCTACGGTCTGGTGTACAAGCCGCCTCGCTGGCGACCAACGCCGCCGGCGCAACCGGATCGTCTGGTGGCCTCGATCGTGAAGAGCAATGCTGGCAACATCACCAGTGCGACGGGTTCCAATTCCACCAAGGAAGATGGCAAAAACGCTGCCAATGCGAATGTCTACATCGTCGATGAAACCAATGTCGGCATCAGTACTGCCATCCGGTTGATGGGTTCGTTGGTGGCGGCATCCAAGGAAGACGTTACGATCCGTCAGTTCGTCAAGCTCATCGCCAGCACCCTGTAATGGGTGCTGGTTTTCTACAATCTCTCTGACAAGGAAATTCCATGTCGACTTCCAATTCCAGCTCCAACGCCAATGGCGGCATCGGATTCTTCGGTGTGTTGTTCATCGTGTTCCTGGTGCTCAAGCTCGTCGGCGTCATTAACTGGTCCTGGTGGCTGGTCTTCGCGCCGATCTGGGCTCCGGTCTTGATCGCTCTGATCCTGGGCTTTGGGTTCTACCTGCTCATCAAGCCCCGCTGACCATGCGCCTCTACTCCTACACCAACATGTACATGGAGGGCATTCACGCAGGTATCCAAACCTCGCATGCCGTCAATGAACTGTGGGTCAAATACGATGCCACCGATCCGGGCAAGGCATACAGTCGCCTTGTCGAATGGGCAGCAGATCACAAGACAATCTATGTCTATAATGGCGGATTGTCTTCCATGCTCTGGTCTCGTTATCAGATGCTTCGTGAGTTTGCGAAGCAGTTCGATCTGCCCATTGCTCGCTTCTACGAGTCGAAGGATGCGCTCAATGGCGCGTTGACTTGCGTTGCTCTTGTGGTTCCGGAAGAGTATTATCGTTCTCAACCGGCTCGATTTCCGCAAACGTTTCCGCCGCAGCCAAAGACAGACAAAGAACGGTTCCATGAACTGTTGCACAACTGCGAACGAGCACGCTGAACACAAAGCGGACCCAGGAATGAGCCAGTCGTGAAAGCGACTGGCTCCAATTGTCTTTACAGGATCAACAATGTCCAAAACGATCAAATACAAGTTCATCCAGGATGGCCAGGTCGTTGAAGGTCGTTGCGCTGGAGTGACGGTTCGTTACAGTGCAACATACACTCGTGTGCTCATCCTTGACGAGTATGGCGATGAGATTCGATCTCTAGAGATCAACCAATCGTACAAGAAGGGAGCCGTGTCTTCTTTCGTGTGTGACAAATTTCAACTTGAGGCAACGCTATCATGATGGTCTATGACAATGGTGACGAAGAAACTCCGATCAACAAATCATGGCTCGACCTTTCGGAGATGGAGCGCGACCTGATTTGGGAAATCATGTGGAATGTCAATGACACCCACAAGTATGAATGGACCAATCCAGAAAACTACGAGAGACGGAGTCCTCCGGAACCTCGCGCACAGTATGCGTACATCCAGAAGAAAGTCTTCTACCATGTCGAGGTAGACATTTCTGGTCCTCAAGAAGTCCGTATCAGCGTCACTTCGTTTCCTCTTTGTGGAAGGTTTGGTCGCTTCTACATGCAAGGCGTCGGCAATTCTGTCAAGGAATATTGCGACCGACACGGAATGGCTGTTCCATTCTATAACTTCGAGAAGTGGAGTTTGCCGGGATGCCAAACCAAGTCTATGCATGTCCCGGTGAAGCTCAAACACATCAACGAGTTGCAAGCCAACTTCGAGTATGCGCGCAAGAAGAAGATTGAGCGTGATGCTAACAACGCCGCCAATGACAAGACCGAATTTCTTTGGACTGCAGTTTCGTCTATCAATCCTTTCGGGTCTTTGGCGAGATTTGAAGAGAGCAATTGGTGATCGTCTACACTACAACCAAATTCAAGCGCCGGCGAGGACAACCAAAGGTCTCTCCGAAACCGCGCAAGAAGAAGCAACCGTTCATAGAACTCACGCCTCGTGAATACATGGAGCGAGCTGAGTCGACTTCTCGATATTCATCAATGATGATCGAGTACATGAACGCCAACGATCCAGTTCTCGAGAAGCCAATCCGCTACGAAGGCGAGATGGCTGAACGTGAAGCGGCTGCACAAAGAGAGATCGAGAGGAAGAAGACGATGGTTGCTCCAATCTGCAACAAGGGCGGTTACCAATACGTCGGCGATGCACCGCCTGAGGTAGTCCAGACCCTTGGGCGTAAGGTTTAAGCCGCTGGACCGCCCAGAACCCGCCTGGCAGCTTGGTTTCAGCTAGGCACCCGTAAGTCATTGATTTTAAAGGAAACGTAAGTCACTGATTCATAAGGGGTTTGGAAGGCAGCGCTAAGTCACTGATTTCACTAGGGATTTAGCTCTTTACTTCCCTGGAAAGTAAGGTACAATGATTGCGTAGGGTGGCGGCAGCGGGATGTAACCGGTAACGGTTGACCTGCCTTGGTACGAAGTCCAGAACCGCCACCCTATCTTACTCAATCTACTAAGGAACCTACGATGGCTCGCGACCGTACGATCACCACGGCGCAGATGTCCGAGCTTCGAGAGAAGTTTGGTGACTCTGTTTCCTCCGGCGAACTCTACGCGTTCAACCCTCACCTCCTGTTCGCCGCTCGAAAGGGCGCTCTCGCAAAGAAGGCTCACGGCGTGTTTTCGCTGGTGGGCGATGTCGAGAAGAAGGTCAAGAAGTCCAAGGCGGAAATCGAAGCCGAACGGCTGGCGACCGCTGAGGAGATCCGGAGCCGCTTCGACGCGCTCGACCTCCTCGCCGATGCCGTGACTTCCGGCAACATCCGCTCCCTCGTCGTCTCCGGTGCTGCTGGCGTCGGCAAGTCCTACCTCCTCGAGAAGAAGCTCAACGAGGCGCTGGAGGACGACAAGCTCTCCAAGGTCCAGTCGATCAAGGGCACGATCAGCCCGATCGGTCTCTACATGACGCTCTGGGAGAACAACGCCAAGGGCGACGTCGTGATCCTGGACGACATCGACTCGATCTACGGCGACGAGGAAGCCATGAACATCCTCAAGGGTGCGCTGGATACCAACGGTCGTCGTACGATCTCCTGGATCAAGGACAGCCGCTTCCTGCGCGACCAGGACATCCCGAACAGCTTCGACTACGAAGGGCAGATCGTTTTCCTGACCAATGTCGACCTGCAGAACGTTTCGGACAAGGGTGGTCGGATGGCTCCGCACATGGGTGCGCTGATGAGTCGTGCCGTCTACCTGGATCTCGGGATCCACTCGCCGGAGCAGATCATGATCCGCATCCGCCAGGTGCTCGAGACGACCGACATGGGCATGGATATCACGAAGGCTCAGACCCAGTTGATTTTGGACTGGCTGGAGGCTAACATGGGTAACCTGCGCGCGATCTCTCTGCGTACTGTGATGCAGGTCGCCGGCTTCATGAAGGTCACCAAGGACTGGCAGCTGCTCGCCCGTAACACGCTGCTCCGGACCCGCTAAGGGTCCGGATTTCCCAAGGGTGATGGAGGTGCTCCAATGGGAATCTGGTTCACGATTCGCTACAAAGACGGTTTCATCGAGTGCCGCCAAGGGCGATACACGGTGATGCTGAAGTTGCCGACTAGCAGTTGGTTCATCCGGGCTTATAGCCGCCTGCCTTCTGCCAAGTCTGCTATCACCAAAACCATGAAGCGTTGGAGGAAGCCATGAAGCGTTACACGATGCAGGATCGGTCCGGTGGTGTTGTCAATCGTATTGATCCGGGTCTCAATCTCCAGCAGGTGTACGAGATGACGGATTACAGCGCCGAGGAAGTCGACGAAATCGCCGACCTCAAGCCTGGTGAGTTTCTGCTCATAGGCGGCGCCCAGGACATCTACGTGCGCCGCGACTCCTGATCCAATCTATCACTTGAACCAAGGAACTCCGTCCATGACCCACAGTGCTATGCCTCAAGCAATCTACCCCGCTATGCCGTCGTGGGCGGAGTCTCCTTTCCTGCAATCTGCTGTCGTTTTCGCCACCAAGGCTCACGATGGCCAGGAACGCAAGTACACCGGCGAACCGTACATCGTTCACCCGATCGAAGTCGCCACCCTTTGCCATGATGCGATCATGCGCAACTGCCCCAATGATCTGGTTCGTGTTCGCGCCAAGCTGAACTTCGAACATGTCTTTGCTGCAGCACTTCTTCACGATACCGTGGAGGATTGTAACGTGACCTTCACCGAGATCGATCGCGAGTTCGGCGAAGCCACGACGGACCTGCTGTTCTGGCTTACGGACACGATCACCAAGGAGCAAGGCAACCGTGCGACGCGCAAGAGGCTGGAGGCTTACAAGCTCGCCCATGCGCCGCTGGAAGCCAAGATCATCAAGCTCTGCGACATCCAGTCCAACACCAAATCCATCGTGGACAATGATCCTGGTTTCGCGGTGAAGTATCTCGAGGAGAAAGAGTTCGCGCTCCGCAATCTCAAGCATCCCGAAAACCAGAACCCAATTCTGACGGCTGTCTTCTACGAGCTGCTGTCGCAGGCAATGAAGAACACAATCATTTGAGGTCAATCGTGTACATTGAATACAGCAACGCGTTTTGGATCGGAGCACTGATGCTCCTCGTGGTGCTGTTCATTGTCCGTGAGATCACCAAAGATCCGCCTGCTCATCCCTAAGGATTCACCATGAACAAGGTTTCGTTCTTCGACATCTTCAGCACGCTGCTCGCAGTCGTTGCTGGCTTCGTGTTCTGCCGCATCGGTTTGCCATATCTGCTCTCCTATCCATCCAACTGGACGGTAGGTGCTGCCGTGGCATCGCTGATCCTGCTCGTTGCCATCGCGGCGACGTGCTTCCTGAATCTGATCCGCAATCTCTTGCGCAAGGATTCTGCACCCAAGTCGTAACCGCTTCATCAACCCAAAGTGAGGAGTATCTACATCATGTTAGGTCGTTTGGTTGCCACCATCGTGGCTGTGCTGGTCCTGGTGTTCGGCGTCTACACCGTTTCCTGCTGGGAGAAGGTTCCCGCTGGCAATGTCGGTATCAAGGTCTACCTGCTCGGCACCGATCGTGGCGTCGACAACGAAGTGCTAGGCGTCGGTCGCCAGTGGATCGGCTGGCAGCAGGAACTGTACCTGTACCCGACGTTCACCCAGAACGATTCCTGGACCGGCAATGAAGGCATGACCTTCCAGGACAAGGACGGACTGAACATCAGCTCCGACATCGGCATCAGCTACCACGTCGATCCGTCCAAGGCAGCGGTCCTGTTCCAGAAGTATCGCAAGGGCATCGACGAGATCTCGCAATTGGTGATCCGGCGCTATGTGCAGGATTCCCTGGTACGCCATGCCTCGGTGATGTCCGTCGAAGAAATCAACGGACCGCAGAAGTCCCGGCT